GACGCTGCCGAGGGTGAAGATCGGGGCGCGCACCCTGATCGACCCGCAGGACGTGCGAGGCTACGTGGTACGTCACCGCACAGGATCCGTGGCCGGCGTTGAGAGGTCTGCGGGGAAGATCACGGTGGGCCAGCAGACAGCGCTGCACGCGAAAGCCTCCGACCTCGACCGCGCAGACCACGAGCAGCGTGGGACGTGGAAGCAGCACGCGCTCGGGGCCGCGTCGAGACAGTTCGGGAGGGACATCACGTCGGCACGTGACCTGTCCTACGACGAGGCAGCGTGGGTGCTCGACACGTTGGAGGAGGAGCTGCAGCGCCGATAGACATGCACGCCAGGCCGGCGGGCCCGACCCACTCCCGTGAATGGGATGAGGGGCCCGCCGGCCGGGCGCGTCACACACACAGCGCCGTGCCTATCTTCTCCGTGTGTCCCGAGCCAGGGTGTGGCGCGCTCACCAGCGGCGGCCGCTGCGACGAGCACCGGCTCACACACCGGTGGGTCTACCGTGACCCGAGGTGGCGCCGGACACGCCGCGCCGTGATCGAACGGGACGGGCACCGCTGCCGGGCGATCGACGGCCGGGCCCGCTGCCGGGCCACCCGTTCGCTGCACGCCCACCACCACCCGCTGTCGGTCGTCGAGCTGGTCGCCGCCGGCCTTGACCCGTTCGACCCCGCCCACTCGGTCACGCTCTGCGGATCACACCACTCGAGGGTCGAGGCCTCGAAGCGGACCGGTCTGTCCCGGTAGACCTGCCGGGACAGACCGGGATGGTTCACACAGGATCGTGGTGGTTCACAGCGCACCACATCCGTGCAGTTTTCCCACCACATCCGTGCAGTTTGTGCAGGGATGTGGTGGGAGGGTCGGGTGGTCAGAAGAGCAGCTTGTGGCGAGCGCCATGGGGCTCGCCATAGCACGCGCGACGGGAAACAAAAGGGGGGGGAGGGTCGTGCGCGTATGCATCGCGCGAGACCGCGCCCGAAAAGCGCGCGTTTCTGCCATTTTCGCCGAAACCCCGAACGCTGTACAGAGACGCCGCGTGACGCGACGTGTGCGCCCGTGCCGGGCCGGCGGCCCGAGAAGGAATGGCCCCGCGAACGGGGCCATTCACCCTGCGACGCCCCGGAAGGAGGGAGCGTCACCAGCCCACCCGGAGGGGGCCGCAGGAGGCCTGAAGTCTAAGCGGGCGGCCCGGCGAGCCAACCAGGGTTACCCGGCCGCGGGTATGTCCACGCGCGGATCTCGCCCGTGAACGAGGCATCACCGCAGAAACCACAGAGGCTATACGGCAACAATCCGTTTGCCGTCCAAGACCGATCGCCGGGCAGGATCGGAAAGCCGCAGACACAGCAGACGGTGCGGACTCGCGCAGCGCCTATGGGCAGCGCCCAGAGCTGATGCCGCGCCCCGGACCGAAGGCTGGTGAAGACCAGACGATGGCTGAAGTGGTTCTTCATGTCAGTGCAACCTGGCGGGCGGCCAGGCGTGGAGCCGTGAGATGGCTACGACCGGGCCAGACTGCTCCCAGGGCGTCACCGGCTCGTACTCCCCGGCGCTGACCATCGCCCGCGCTTCCCCCGCCGACTCGGCCTTGACAGACACCAGCATCGAGGCTTTCGCATGCACCGTCATCCGGTATTCCCGTTTGCCCACAAGGGCGGCTTCATCCATGTCTGCCCTGCGCATCGGTTAGCGCTCCTTTCGTGTGCTGTGGTGGAGGCGGGTCTAGTGGAAGCCGGCGGGCGGCCAGGGCGAGGGCTCGACGCGCTTCTCCTCCTCCTGGCGCATCAGTTCGTCGTCCATCGTCTCTCCGAACATCCGGCACCAGTTCGCGACCTCCCTGCGCGTCGCGAGCCCGGAGCGGCCGTAGTACGCCCTGATCGCCCGCCGGTAGTCGTCATCGACCTCTACGGTGTATGTCACCTGGACCTTGATGTATGTGGCGCCGATCTTGTCGATAGTCACGACGCCACCTGGGATGCTCGGCGAGCCCAGTGGTTGCCGAGGTCGTGTTCGCCGCGCGCGTGTGCAGCGTCGGCCATCCGCAGGTACGCGCGCTCCCTCGGGTTGCCGGCAGGGACGTCGGCGGTTCGGAGCGCCGCCTCGACCCGCTGATCCTCGGCGGCGGCCCGGGCTACCGACTGCTCTGGCGACCAGACGATGGTGCGGAGCCGCTGCGCCGACCGGATCCGTACCGCCCGTCCAGTCCGGACGTTGGTGGCGTCCCATCCGCCGGCCGGGTTGGCGCGGATGATCCGGACGGTCTGGGTCGCCCCCGAGACCTTCGCTGTGTACATGCCAGCGATCTCGACGTCGTTCTTCTTCATGGTCTCCTCCTTCGGGAGTTGAGCTGGTGACACAGCAACGTTCCCTCTGTTCGGAACGGAAGTCAAGGCGGTGGCGTGGTGCCGATAGACGGGTGCTGTGGACACGCAGTTGATCCCGGTCGGCGTGTTGCGGCCTGCCGAGTGGAACGCGAACCGGGTGCCGCCGGCGACGTTGCGGAAGATCCGCCGGTCGATCGAACGGTTCGGTGTTGTCGAGAACCTCGTTGCGCGCCCCCACCCGGACGAGCCCGGCGCGTTCGAGGTGATCTCCGGCAACCACAGGCTCGGGATCCTCGCCGAGCTCGGCCACCAGGACGCCCCGGTGGTGGTGGTCGATCTCGATGACGCACACGCGCGGGTTCTGGCGCAGACGTTGAACCGGACCCGGGGCGAGGACGACCCGAAAGCGTATGCCCGCCTGCTAGAGGACACGTTGAAGACGATGACGGTGAAGGAGGTGACGGGGCTGCTGCCGGAGACGTCGGCGTCGATCGACCGGCGGCTGGCGAGGTTGCGGTTCGACCCGGACGATCTGCCGACCCCACCGATACCGGAGGTGCCGCGTTCCCGGCCGGGCGAGATCTACGAGCTGGGCCGGTCGAGGTTGATGTGCGGTGACGCCACGGACCCTGCCCAGGTGGCAGAGCTGCTGGCGGGTGCGGAACCGAGGCTGCTGCTGACGGATCCGCCGTACGGTGTGCAGCTCGACGCGGAGTGGCGCGACAGGGCCGGCTCGAACGGCATGGGCCCGGCCGCCCCGTCGTACATGCGGGGGGAGACACACCAGGCGACGTCGATGTCGGGCGACACCCGGGCGGACTGGGCGGACTGCTACGCGCTCGTGCCGTCGCTCGAGTACGGGGTCGTGTGGCACGCCTCGACGCACGGGCACACGGTCGCGAACGGCCTGGAGCGGGTCGGGTGGGAGATCGTGCAGCAGATCATCTGGGTGAAGCCGCTGCTGGTGCTGTCGAGGCAGGCCTACCACTGGCGGCACGAGCCGGCGTTCCTGACGAGGCGACGTGGCAGCTCGATCCCGTGGTTGGGGGAGCGGCGCGACCAGACCACGGTGTGGGAGTCGCCATCGCCGAAACAGATCATGGGCCGGGCAGCGATGGACGAAACCACCGACGGTGCGGTCGACCATCCGTCGCAGAAGCCGCTGCTGGTGTACCAACGGCCGTTGGAGAACCATCTGGAGCCGGGCGGCTGTTTCTACGAGCCGTTCGCGGGGTCGGGGACAGCGATCGTGGCGGCCGAGGTGACCGCGTCGGTGTGTTACGCGATGGAGGTTGACCCGAGGTTCTGTGACGTGATCCGGGCCCGCCACGACGCGCTCATCGCGACAGCCGTGTAGCCCCGGAGCCTGCTGGCTGTGCCGCGTCAGCCGAAGACGCTGAAGGACCATGTCCGGCACGGCACGTTCCGTGCCCGCCTCGAGGGGCACCGTGAGCTGTTGGGGGCGACGGAGGATCTGCCGTGGCCGGTGTTCGCGAAGCTGCAGCAGTGGTACCGGGCCGCCACCCGCGACACCGAGCGTCGTGCGATCGCGCTCGAGTTCCAGAAGACGATCGAGAAAGCCAACGACGACACCGCCGCCGCCGGCAACGGTGCCGGGCCGCAGGTGCCGCCGCTGTCGGAGGCGATGGCGGAGCTGGGGCCGGCCGGGTCGCCGGAACAGGTGATCGGGTTCTTCCCGAGGTTCCTGGCGCTCGAGGACGGGCGCCCGTTCGTGCTCGACCCGTTCCAGGAACGGTTCATCCGGGAGGCCTACCAGCGTGACCGGCGTGGCCGACGTGTCTACAAGGTGATCCTGTTGGGGGTGCCGCGCGGGAACGGGAAGACACCGTTGGCTGCCGGCCTCGGCGCCCACGCCACGTGTGCGTACGAGGATCGGCCGCGGGTGTTCCAGGTCGCGGGCTCACGTGAGCAGGCGAGGATCGGCACCGACTTCGTCCAGAACTGGATCGAGGACGGCGACCTCGGCTGGTGGCTGCGAGGCAGGGCCGGGAAGATCACCTGCCCCGAGTCGGGGGGTGCGTTCACGATCCTGTCGTCGGACGGCAGGCTCGCGCACGGCCGGAAACCGAAGGCCGCCGTCGTTGACGAGTGGTGGCTCATGACCTCCGCCCGGGAGCAGCAGGCCTACGTCGGGCTCGCGACCGCGCTCCACAAGGAGCAGGACTCGTTCCTGATCCCGATCTCAACAGCCGGCTACGAGCTCGACTCCCAGCTCGGCCAGACCTACCAGGCCGCGCTCGAGCTGCCCGACGTGGAGGTGCGCGATGACGGGTGCCTGACGGTTGCGCGCGACAGGGACGCGGGGTTCCTGATGTGGTGGTACGGGGCCCCTGACGGCGCAGACCTCGAGGACCCCGCTGTGGTGCGGGCATGTAACCCCGGGTCGTGGGTCGATGTGGAGGAGATCATGCGGGCCCGGTTGCGGCCCGACAACGACGACATGGAATGGCAGCGGCTCCACACCAACCGGTGGCTCAAGGTGAGGGGTCTGTGGATCCCGCACCGGACGTGGGCCAGCCTGCGGGCAGACGAGGAGATCCCGGACGGCGCCCCGGTCGCGGTCGGCGTCGACGGCGCCCTCAACTACGACACGACCGCGGTCGTGTGGTCATGGCGCAACGAGGCCGGCCGGATCGTCCAGCACGCCCGGGTGTGGTCTGTCCGTGACGACGCCCCGGCTCACGAGCACCCTCCCGGCGACCGGTTGAACAACGAGGACACCGCCGAAGCGTTCGTGGTCGCGCTGGCGCAACGCCACACGGTGGTCGCGGTCGCGATCGACCGCCGCTACCTCGCCACCGAAGCGAGGCACCTGTCCGACGCCGGGCTCGACGTCGTCGAGATCGAGCAGCACTCCTCCGTCATGTACGACGCCACCCAGGGCTACTACGACGACGTGACAGCCGGCAGGGTCGCGCACGACGGCGACCCGGTGTTCGCCGCCCATGTGGCCGGCACCGCCGGCACACGGACCGAGCGCGGATGGCGGATCCACAAGCTGAAATCGTCCCGTCCGATCGACGCGGTGACCGCCGCGATCATGTCCCGCTGGGCGTTGGTGAACGTGAAGCCGCGGGCGAAGCCGTGGGCGACCGCCCGCTAGCCGGCACGGCGGCTGCCGATAGGCGTTCTGATGCGGCTCTGGAAACGCGACCGTGCCGACAGTCCGGCCGTGCCGGAAGGGAAGCCGGCCGCCTCCACGATCATGACGAGCTGGCCGACGCTCGGCGACCCGGACGGGTTGGGGATCGGGGCGCCGATCCCGGAGAAAGCGGTCGGGCTGCCCGCGCTGCTCGGGGCGATCTCGAGGGGCGCGCACGGGGTGGGGATGATGCCGCAGATCGTGTACCGCGGCGAGGCCCCCTACCGGGAACGGGCCCGCGACACATGGCAGTGGGATCTGCTCCACAAGCGCCCCTCGAGCGACCCCGGGGTGGTGCCTCTCACGTTCCGGGCCGACATCGCTGCGTCGTTGATGGGGGACGGGAACGCGTACATCCGCAAGTACAAGGCCGGCGGCCGGGTGCTCGAGCTGGGTGTGCTCGACCCGCGCCAGGTCGAGCCGAAACGGCGTGCGGACGGCCGGGTCGTGTTCACAGACCGGACCGAGGCGCCAGCGGTCGACCGCACCAGCGACGACATCATCATGGTCCGCACGTTCCAGTGGGGATCCTCGGCCCGCAACCGGCTGAAAGGGATCTCCCCTATCACCGCCGCCCGCCTCCTGATCGCGGCCGGGCTGGGCCGCCAGCAGTTCGAAGCGCTCCTCTACAAGCGCGGGGTGCGGCCAGGGGCGGTGCTGTCGTTCCCGGGCGAGATCGGTCAGGAAGAGGCCGAAGGGTGGATCGACCTGTTCGGATCCAAGTACGCCGGTGCGGAACGCTCCCACGGCATCGCCGCGCTGGGCGGCGGCGCCACGTTCACGCCGCTGCCGGTGTCGCTCGAGGACGCCCAGTTCGTGGAGGCGATCCGCATCACGACCCAGCAGGTAGGTGCGATCTACGGCATCCCACCGGTGTTCCTCGGCGACACCGCGCAGCAGGCGACCGACCAGGACTGGCGGATGCTTGTCACGTTCGGGCTCGGTTGGATCTACATGGCCATCGACCAGGCGATGAGCGCTGACACCGACCTTTTCCCGCAGGGCGGCGACCTGATGGTTGAGACGCTGGCCGATGCGCTGCTGCGGTCCGACGCGCCCACCCGGTACGCCGCATACAAGGACGGGCGGCAGGGGTCGTGGATCACCGCGAACGAGATCCGGGCAATGGAGAACCTGCCGCCGGTGCCGGGCGGCGACGAGATCCTGATCACCCCTGTCGGTGGCGCACCAAACCCGGGTCCCGCTGCCGATAGACAACGCTGATGGACGACAGAGAAGCCTTCGAGACCGACGCGCCCGTCTCCGACGAGGCGGTGTGGGGCCGCTACCCGCGCGTGATGCGCGCCGTCGCTGAGACCCCTTGGGCTGTCCGGCCCGGGACGCTCGCGACGATCGTTGACCTGCTCACGTTCCGTGCCGCCGGCGGCGTGCTGACCGCCGAGCATGTGCGGGAACGGATCGGTGCCGGCCCCCCGGCACGGCAGCCGGCCGTGGCGGGCGCTGTGGCGGTGATCCCGCTGTACGGGGTGCTGGCGCCACGCGCGACGATGATGACCCAGATGTCGGGCGGCACGTCGCTGCAGCAGTTCGCCGCGGCTGTGCGTCAGGCTGCGAGCAGCTCCAGGATCGACTCGATCCTGCTCGACGTCGACTCCCCGGGTGGGATGGTCGACATGGTGCCGGAGGCCGCTGCGGAGCTGCGCGCCGCCCGCACCCGCAAACCGGTGGTCGCTGTCGCGAACACCGACGCCGCCTCCGCCGCATACTGGCTGGCGGCCCAGGCAGACGAGCTGGTCGTCACCCCCTCGGGGTCGGTCGGGTCGATCGGCGTGTTCGCCGCCCACAACGACCGCAGCCGCAAGCTCGACATGGAGGGGGTCACCACCACCCTGATCTCCGCCGGCAAGCACAAGGTGGAGGGCAACCCGTTCGAGCCTTTGTCTGAGGACGCGCGGGTCGCGATCCAGGGAACCGTCGACGAGTACTACGGCATGTTCGTCGCCGACGTCGCGAAAGGCCGCGGCGTCGGTGTCGCAGCCGTCAGGGACGGCTTCGGCGAAGGCAGGATGGTGACAGCGAAGGCGGCGGTCCGGGAACGGATGGCCGACCGGGTCGACACGTTCGACGCGACCCTCGCCCGCATGCTGCGAGCCCGCACACCCGGCGGCGGCGCCGCCGCTGAGCTGGAGCGCAGCCTCGAGCTGGCAGCGGCCCCGGACGACACGGCGGCGCAGGGACACGAGACGAGGGAGCTGGTCGAACAGATCGACGGGCTCCGCGAAGACGTTCGGAGCAACTTGGGCAACTTGAGGAGAGGATGAAGATGGACGACATCAAGCGCGCGATCGACGATCTCCGCACCACCTGGGAGGAGCTGAAGCACGTCGACGCGGAGCGGGTCGAGGAGATCGGCCGGCTCGGGGCCGTGTCCGCTGAGACTGCACAGAAGACCGACCGCCTCCAGAACCAGCTCGACGAGCTGGAGGTGCGGATCCAGAAGCCGCGCCACAGCAACGGCACCGGGGAGCAGTCCAGGTCTGAGGCGACGGAGGCGTGGAGCAGGTTCC